CGTAGGCATGGTGTGAGAGACGTGGACACGGTTCAGCACCAGCAGTTTGTGCTGAATGCCGTGTTTACCGAGAGCGTCCTGGATGATGTTGCGACGGTGAGGCGACGTCTACCAAAGTGGATAGTGTGGCTCGACTCGGTCAAAAAGACTGGGTCGGTGTCATCAACTGTCTGCTAGGGACGCCCGGTGAAGGTGTACGGATCACAAACACAACTTAGTCAGTGTCTGAGAGACCAGATTAAGCGACAGTGTAGAGGATCGTTGTGCGTACGCCGGAACGGGCAGTCACCCAAAACCCGTGAGTTTACCATACTCACGGGAGTTGGCCCAGACCACAACCTGGGAGTTTTTAATAATGGTGTGGACACCATAGAACGTGCCTTTGGAGAGCGCTCATTGCTCTGCAAGGATGGGGAAGGTTTTAGACCCGCGTTCAAGGTTGGTCCCTCGAGCTTCAAAACAGCTGAACTTAGCGAGTTCAGAGAAGCTGTCATGTCGTACATGCCAAATTTGCCCGTGCTAACTAGTCAACAGGTGGTTGATACTTATCACGGTCCAAAGAAGCGCACGTACCAGGCAGCGTTGTACAGTTTGGAAGAGAGTGAACTGTCGGAGATTGACTCGCGTCTCTCCGCGTTTGTGAAGTTCGAGAAACAGGATGTTGCGAAGGCACCGAGGGTTATTTATCCTCGGCCGCCTCGATACAACCTCAGGTTAGGCAAGTACCTTAAACATGCAGAACACAAATTCTTCAAAGCCATCAATAAGGCGTATGGCGGTCACACAAAAGCGACCGTCATCAAAGGCATGAATGCCGACGAATCTGCAAAAGTCCTCCGAGCGAAGTGGGACCGTTTTGCCAAGCCAATTGCGATTGGTCTTGATGCAAGCAAATTCGACATGCACGTCAGTGTGGCTGCTCTGAAGTACGAACACTCGTTTTACAAGGCCTTGTTTCCCAGGAGCAAGGAACTTCGTAAGCTACTTAGGTGGCAGCTCCGCAGCAAAGGCACTGCGCGAGCTATAGACGGGATCGTGAAATTCCTATTAGAGGGTGGGCGGTGCTCTGGTGACCTTAACACGTCATTGGGCAACTGCATCATCATGTGTGCGTTAGTGCATGCATACGCAAAATTGCGAGGAGT